TTTGCTTTTTGAGGAACTATATAAACTTTGGAAAGAAATACCAGAGCAGAAAGCAGATTGGACAGATATTGGTCATCATTCAGGTACAGGAATAATTTGGTTTAAATGAAATTATCAATTTTAGTCCCTTCAGTAGCAGAGCGAAGAAAAACCTTTTTGCCTAAATCATTGGATATGCTTTATGGTCAATTAGAAGCATTGCCAGAGCAAGACCAAAAGGAGGTTGAAATTATCTATTTAATTGATAATAAAACGATAATGCTTGGAGACAAGCGAAACCTTTTGGTAGACATGGCAAATGGCGAATACATTGCATTTGTTGATTGCGATGATAGGATAAGCTCAGATTATATTTTAAGCCTTTTAGAAGGCATAAAAAGCAATGCAGATGCGATTGTATTTTTAGCCGAGGTATCATTAAATGGAAATCCGCCAAAGATTTGCAGGTATTCTAAAGATTACATTAGGGACTATAACACCGAAACTGAATATCATAGGTTGCCAAACCATATTCCTTGTATAAAAAAGTCAATAAGTAAAAAGGCTTCTTTTCCTTCACTGAAAAGAGCTGAAGACTCAGGCTATGCAAAGTTATTAAGGCCATATATAAGTACTGAGCATAAGATAGACAAGGTGCTTTATTATTACGATTATAATGATATGACTACCGTCGCTCAAGAGGATATTTTAGAAATTAGACATAAAAAAGCAAATATGGGAAAAATTGTTGCAGATGTTGTGTTTATAAGCAATGCTCAAAAACTTGGAAAAGATTTTACCCAAATGGCAATAGATACGGCAATTAAAGGTGCTAATGGATTGAGAATTAATTGCATTGTAATTGAATCAATGCCAAACATATTTTATAAAAACGCAAGTACATTTAATCCTGACAAAGATTTTAATTATAATTACTATTTAAATTTTGGAGCGGTTCGAGGAAATGCTCCTTGGATTATGTTTTGCAATAATGATTTAATATTCCGAAATGGATGGCTTCACGCTTTAATTTCAGCAGACTATCCTATAGTAAGTCCAATTTCCCCAAAAGATTTTAGGCAAAAAGATATAACAGAAAATGAAATTGGTTGGCAATGCGGAAGGAATTTATCTGGATGGGCATTTATGATGAAACGCGATTTATGGAATCAAATAGGAGGCTTGGACAATGATTTTGATTTTTGGTTTGCAGATAATAGCCTAATTGGTCAACTAAAAAAAATAGATTTACCTCCAATGCTTGTGCCTTCTAGTAGAGTTGACCATATTGGAAGCCAGACATTTAAAACAAAAACAATAGACGAAAGGAATGATTTAATGTGGTCAAAATTAGATTTATTTAACCAGAAATATAACGAGACTTTATTTAATGATCACCCAAACTTTATCCAATGGAAAAAATCGCAATCTGTATAACTACTAGGAATAGGCATTCTGTTTTAGATTTTTCTTTAGCTGAATGGAAAAAATATAAACCTAAAAATTCTAAAATATTTATTGTTGATGATGCATCTACTATACCAGTAAAGAATTCAAGTTTTAGGTTTAATAATCAGCAAGGCATAGCAAAAGCAAAAAATAAATGCTTGGAATTAGCTGAGGATTTTGATTTTGTTTTTTTAGCAGACGATGACATTTACCCAAAAATTAAAGGATGGGAAAAACCTTATATTAAATCCAACCTAAATCATTTGGCTTTGACATTTGAAAAAAATCATCGAAATCAATTTTATAGTCCATCAGTAAGAAAAGAAGGAGAATGGAACGGCTTTACAACTTATAAAGCTCCAAATGGATGTTTGCTTTTTTTAACACAAAAGGCAATTAAAACCGCTGGAGGTATGAGGCCAGAATTTAGCATATGGGGATTTGAACACGTCGAATACAGTCAAAGAATTAACCTATTAGGATTAACTCCTCATCCTTACATTGATGTGCCAAATAGCCTAGATTTATTTCACGTTTGCGATTATTACAATGAGGTTAGAAGTTCAATTCCAATAGATGTAAAAAGAGAAAGTGGAAAACATAATTTAAAAGTATGGGAGGAGCTTGGAGGTAAATCAGAATTTGTTTCTTACAAATGAGAATATTTTATTCAAACCCGTTCAGCTTAGACAAAAATATAGGAAAAGCCTACAACGAATACTTGTCGAGCCTAAACGCAAATGATGAGGATTGGATTGTGATGCAAGACGGAGACATATTGTATCTGACTCCAGATTGGGGGAAGAGAATACATGATGCTTTGTCTTTAGATGGAGACAAATTTGGCTTGGTGGGATGCTATACCAATCGGCTAAGATCAAAGCACCAACTGCATGGAAAAGCGTTTAGCAACGATTTAAACATTAGAAACCATTACAACATCGCCATGTCATATGAGGGGGGTGGGGTAGAAGAAATCAAAGATTATATTGCCGGATTCTTCATGGCATTTCAGTACAAGACTTGGAAGAAAATTAAGTTTACTGAAAATAGCTTGGCTTTTGATTCTTTGTTTTCGATGAGAGTTAAAGAGCTTGGATTAAAGATTGGTTTAATGCGTTCACTATATGTTTTCCATTCTTACAGACCTTGGACTGATTTCGAGCCTTGGAATGAGAAAAAACATTTAATGAAATAAATAGTATCTTTATGATAAAATTATTAGTTGACCTAGCACCATTTCATAAAGACGAAGTAATAAGCGTAGGCAAGACTTACGACACTTACCTAGTTAACAAAGGGTTAGCAATTTGGGTCAAAATGGACAAACAAGAAATAAAAACGAAATGAGCGTAGTAAGACCCCTCGACATTAGATATTCCTTTTCGGTTGCTACTGAGCCAATTACTTTGGCAGAAGCTAAGGCATGGATGCAAATAGATTTCTCAGATTGGGATACACTAATCACTAACGAACTTATTCCAGCGGCTAGAAACGAAAGTGAGAAGGCTAGCGGAATGCTTTACGTAGAAAGAAATGTGGTTATTACGAATAACAAAAGAGGAGAGAGAATTTATCCAATTGGCCCTTGGGTGGCGGATGTGACAACTGACGAAACAGAGGTAGAAAATTACACCTATACTGCTGGATTTAATAACTCAAATCCTTTGCCTCAAGACCTTCATGTAGCTATGCTAAAAAGGATTGCAACTGATTTTGCATTTAGACAAAACATGATTAGCGTTCAGGAGCAATATGCACAAAAGGCTAGTATTTCAACAGAGTTAAAATATAGAGCGGACTTATTCGTATGATAAATTTTGGAAAATATGATCAAAAGGTAACTTTTGTAACATTTCAATCGGTAAGCGATGGAGCTGGGGGAACTGTTTTAACTCCTTTGACCTCCTTAGTTACTTTTGCTGCGGTAAAACAAACTAGAGGTAATAACGAATTAGAATCCGGCCAAATGGTTATGCCAAATACCTACAATGTAAGAATTCAATATAGGACTTTATTTGAGCCCGACGAGACTTATCAAATAATTTACAGGACAAAATATTATAAAATTACATCTATTAGTCTTGAGTCAGAACGTCAGCACAAAGAATATGTTATTAACATGATTGGAATATGAGTGTAACTGTTAAAGGCTTGGACGCGGCTTTATCTAATTTGGACAAAAAAAGAAATTCAATTGTTGAGGCTGTTAAAGATTCTTTAGCAAGCGCAGCAACTAATATTGAAATTGAGGCTACCAGAAATGCACCAAATTCATATCAAATTGGAGATGCAACAATTAATTTAAGTTTTATCAAACAAAAAATTGGTAAAAAAGTTTTGGAGTCTGGATTATTTTGGCAAGTTGGTTTGGATGTTCCAACAAGTGGTGAACAATGGGAAGCTTGGATGGAATTTGGAACAGGATTAAGTGCACGTGATATTTTATCAAATCCACAATATTCAGCAGAGGTAAGAGAGATTGCAAGGAGATATTACAGAAATGGTAAAGGTCGTATTATTGGACAGCCTTACCTTATGCCAGCATTTTATAGGAATACGGCTAATTTAGTAAATGATATGGTAACCGAAATAAATAAGGCTCTAAAATGAGAGAAATATCTACCGACATACGGGTTGCGATAATTAACGCAATTTCACCTTTAACGCTTAGCGGTACAATTATTCCAGTTCACGATACGGAATTGCCCGTAAGTATTGCTCCAGCCATTTATTTACAATCACAAGCTTACGTACTTATTACAGAGCAAAACGAAACGGAAACGACAAATAACGATTGCTCAATTAGACAAGATGCAACTATTCAAATTAGCATTGTAACCAAGTTTCCACAAGGTAACGGAGGTAGGAAAGTTTCTGAAAATATTTCTAATGCTATTCAACAAAAAATGACTTTGGATTATTTAACATTACCAAACGATTTGCAAGTAATAAACATTCGAAAGAACTTTAGCAGAACACAAATTGAGCAAGGTTCTAGCCAAATCGCTTACCAAAAAATCTTGTCCTACACGTTGGATATTTTCTTCGTGTCTTGATAATTAAAATTTTATGTATATTTGTTAAAACGAATAAGCAATGGCAACATATCAATTAGGCAATTTCTTTACTTTCGAATGGAACAATCTTCCAGTCGTTTGTAAAACATCAGCTTCAGTTTCTATCTCCAACGAATCTGTAACCGTTAGAAACGATTGCACTGGAGACTATGGAGTGAGACTTGAAGGCGGAGACAAATCAGGTTCTTTCTCTTTCTCAGGAGACCTAGATTTTGCATCTACTGGAGTATCTAACCTTTCAGCTTTTGACTTGATGGAAGACATCGGTAAAGTATTTGAATTGGTTTTTGGAGGTACTGATTCAGGAGATAAAATCATTACAGTTGATGCTCAGTTAAACTCAATTGAAATTACCGCTGAAAGAAACTCTCAAGTATCTTTCTCAGGAACTTTCGACTTTGCTGGCGCTCCTGTTATTAGCGTAATACCAACCTAAACAAAATATATGGCTAAGTACCATTCAGCTCCTTTTAAAGAAGGGGAGATTTTCTTTTACCCAAATCTTGGGTCATTGGCAAACTTTGAGGATTTTACAGGATTAGGAATTGCAGAGGCATTTACTGGCAACGCAATACCTAAACTAGATTATATTTACGCTTTGCTTCATGAGTGCCACAAAGTTGCTTGCTTGCGTAAATCAACAAATCCAGTTTCTTTAGATGAATTAAAAGTTTGGATTGAGGGTAAAGATGTAATGAAGTTATTTAATGATGTTTTAGCCGACTTGCTTTTTGAGTTAGGAGTTGGTGAAAGCCAAGAAAAAAAAACATAAACCAAGACGAGAGCGATGATTATTCTGCTCGCGAAAATTTAATGCTGCTCGTAGGGCGTACTAAGGTGCCTTATGAGCAGCTTTTTTGTTTAAGCCGTAAAGAGTTGAAGGCATTAGTAAAAGGCCATGAGATTGACCAAAAAGACATGGTTGAGGCAATGAGAACTCATGCAATAATAGGATTACAACCACATTTAAAAAAAGGAGCTAACCTAGACCAAACAAAACTTTGGCCATTGCCTTGGGATAATAACGCAAAGCATTTAGAGTCAACACCGCAAGACTTTGCTAAAGCAAAGAAATTGTTGGAAATTGCAAGTAAACTAGAAAGAAATGTCAAATCCAAGAATAGAAGTTGATGTTGTTGCAAATGTTGCTGGGGTAGCAAGTGGAGTTAGCGCGGCTACCAGCCAGCTAGACAAATTAGGTAAAGCGGCTCAAGCAACGGGCCCAAAGCTAGAAAGTCTAACAAAAACGACTAGTAGATATAATGCTGTAGGTATTGATTTTGCTAGAATAATTCAAGATGCTCCTTTT